CAGCTCGCGCAGGCCATCGCAACAACGTACTGAGGTGAGCGCCCGGCTCTTATGTGGGCCCTCTGCCTGAGCAGAAAAACATCCCCTATCCAAAGCAAATGCCGCATGGTATCAATTAGCTATCGCCAAGTTTTCACGGAGAAACTGCGATGAGGGTCTTTGGATTAGCACTACTCGCACCAACCTGCCTGATCAGCTTCTTCATCAGCAGCGGCGACAATGGAGTCGCTCTTGCAGCTGATCTTCTGTTCTACATCAGCGCCGTAGCACTTTACCTATTCCCCTCAATCTATACCGTCCTAGTCGAGCCGATTCCTCCCCGCCGGGTATTTGTAATAAATCTACTGGCCGGATGGACGCTGATCGGCTGGTGCGTGGCTTACTACATGGCTTTGTGCAATCCAGAGAGCCAGCAAGTCGAGGATAAGCTCCACGAGCAGTTATAGGCCTGTAGGGACTCGCTAGCCCTCCCTCCGAGCCTCATTGTTGGCTGTACGCCACGAATGCTAAAGTGCTGACTCAATTATGGGAGGGATCCGATGAAAGCAATGATCGCAGCCGTTCTTATCTCGACGGTTACGGCCTCATCTGCCATTGCGGCAGACAAAGCATACGACTGCCCTCAAATGGATAAGATGGCCGAATCTGTGATGAAGGCCCGCCAAAACGGCGTTCCCATGGCAAAAATGTACGAAGCGTCCGTGACCGATAACAGCTATACGTCCAGAGTCTTCAAAATGCTTATTGATGGTGCGTACAAAGAGAGCGCCTACTCATCTCCCAAGTACAAAGAAAAGGCAATCGTAGATTTCAGAGATACAATCTTCCAGGCCTGCCTTCAGCAACAGGAGCAAAAAGGCTAAAGATCGCAAAGCCCGCCAAGCCCGCCAAGCGCGGGCTTTTTCATACCCGTCAGAAAGGCGCCAGCTCCTCTTCCTGCTCAAACTCAAGCTCTCCCCTGCCCGCCACCTCGACTTCCTGCTGCTCCCACCTCACGGTCACGCTGCCGTCGTCATTGAGCGTCAACTCGAGTTCGTCAGTGTCGGCAATCACACTCAGCACCTCTTCCCACTCTCGATCCCCGTCCGTGTCCAGGCGATGAATCGTCACCCAGCGCTGCGCCTGCGCGACCGGGTGATTGATCATCGATGAGACGCGCAGACCCAGGCGCGCCATACCGCTCATTTCCTGTCGTGCTGCCGGTGCCGCCTGCTTCTTCGCCATAAAATCCCATCCCGGTTAAATGCTGTATATCCATACAGCTAATGGAAAAATCATAGCTCACTGCTAACTGGCGCGTAAAGCGCTTATGGACCTCATTCCTAGGCCAGGCGCGTCCTGGCGGACCGAAATAATTTCGCCCATCGCTAAATATTTAGCTTGGAGCTATTGACGACATTTTAGCTTAAGGCTAAATTAATCCCATCGCAGCGACTTACGAGGGACTGCGAAGGGCCTCCGCCCGCCGCTCTTTAACAACATGCGCCATACACGATTACCCGGCTCACGCTGGGAGGTCAGCCCCGGCTATCACCTGTGGGGCGAGAGGAAGTCAGGTGAACAAAACGCGCTGCCACTACTGGTGACCGGCGACAGACAGGCCCGAAAGCCTGCCAACGATGGGATACCCCATACGGCTGTCGAGGTGTTGACCGAACTGGCGAATGACCTGGTAAGCGGCGCGGAAAACAGAATTACCCGGGGAACACTGCACATCCCACCGGGAGGAATCCGAAAGGTAGCAGCAGCCCGCACATGCGGAACCACCCTTCCCCACCTCTATTACGTCAGCACTCCTCCCCCGCGCCCATCGGCAACCAGCGGGAGGCATGAGTGTTGACGAATACAGGTGAACCAACGAATGGAGTTGACCATGAATCAAAGTCAGCACGCTTACTGCGACGTAGCGCTCGCAATGAATCAGCGCCGCAACATGGCCTTGGCGCTTTGCCTCGGCCTGGTCGGCTCCAGCGCACCGAAGACGTCGCCGTTGTTTCGGGTTATCCCGGCCGGCAATGAGTTCTTCCACGTCGTCGACTCGTCCACTGGCAAGGTGAGAGGGTTCCGTCGCAACCACAACGAAGCCTGTGCCCTCGCCCGCAAACTCGAAAGCAAGTAACGAACCCTTCCCTACCCGTATCAAAACCAAGGCGCCCCGCAAGGATGGCGCGGGAGACAGTCATGTCTAGAAAAATCGTCGCCTTCCGCAACAAGGGTGTTATTGACCCGAAAAGCATCACCACCTTTGGCGTTTCCTCCAAGGAGGGTGAAGGCGCCATCGGGTTCTTCGGCACTGGCTTGAAGTACGCAATCTCCATCATCCTGCGCCAGGGCGGCTCGATCACCATCTACGCCGGTAAGGATAAAATGGAGTTTGGCACGCGCCAGGAAAAGATCCGTGTCGACGAGTTCACCTTCGTGACTATGAACGGCCAGGCGCTTGGGTTCACTACCGAGGTCGGCAAGACCTGGGAAACCTGGCAGGCCTTCCGCGAACTGTACTGCAATACCCTGGATGAGCAAGGCGAGTGCTTTGTGACCGATGAAGAGCCTGAGCCAGCCGAAGATGAAACGCTGATCATCGTGCGTGGCAAGGACTTCTACGATTCTTGGGTCAACCGTGACGCCATCATCCTGGGATCGGAGCCGCTTCATCAAATGCCAGGCCTGGACGTTCATGCCGGGGCCTCTGAATATGTTTTCTATCGCGGGATTCGCGCACTGAAGCTGTCGTCGCCGTCGATTTATACCTACAACATCAGTTCGTCGATGGATCTGACAGAAGACAGGACAATCAAGCATTCCTTCTACGCCGACCATTACATCCGGCAGGGGCTTAGCCAACTTACCGACAAATACGCCATCTCACGCGTAGTCGTGCCTGACGATGGGGTCTACGAGCGGTCTATCGACTTCTCCAGTACAACCCCAAGCGAAGAGTTCGCCACGGTCGTGCGCGTACTTGCGAAGTCCTTTACCAAGGGGCTGAACCATTCTGCGGTCACTGCGTGCCGCGGGAACCTGCTCGACTCGCTTGCCAACGTCGAGCACATGCCGCTGACCAGCATTGACCAGGTGCGGATGGATCGCGCTATCGCGTTCTGCAAGGGCATCGGCTTCTCGGTTGATGAGTACCCCATTGTGGTTACCGAGTTCCTGGGTGAAGGCGTTCTTGGGCGCGCCCACAACGAACACATCTTCATCAGCAAGCGGACGCTGATGATGGGCACCAAGATGCTTTGCGGGACGCTGATCGAAGAGTTCATCCATCTGCGTCACAAGCTTCGTGACGAAACCTACGAAATGCAGAATTTCCTGTTCGATGCGCTGGTTTCGATGGGCGAGCAACTTACCGGCGAGCCCTTGTAATTCCCCTCATAACGCACAACGCGTCGCTACCAGCCGCGCCGGAGGCTCTATGTCTCAAGAAAGTGAATCACCTCTCTCTGCGGCAGATCTGCGAACGATTGCCCACGCCGCGCCAACCGCCAAGATTGAGCGAGAAGAACTCGATGCTGCCCACCGCCAAGCCGAGCGAGAGCGCATCGAGCGGCTTGGTGGGTCGGCTGAGTTGGTTCTGGACCTGGAGGCCAGGCTTGCAGCCGCCGTCGATGATCGAAAGCGCGCACAGGTCGAGGCGAACTACGCCAAGAAGAAGCTGGAGCAGGTTTTCGAGTCGATCAGCGCCGCGGTGGGTCGGGATGTTCGCCAGCTCAGCGTCGTGCACCTCGGCATGGCATTGACAGCCAGCCAGTCGAAGCTGGTCACGCTGGCCGGCTACATCGACAAGGCGCGGACGCTGGATGACCTGGTAGTGGTCAAGCGCGTAGCCAGCAACCTGGGAGTCATCCAACCGCAAACCATGGCCCAAGCAGCTCAGCTTATGGGCCTGAGCCACCGGAGAGTCGTATGAGCCCTGCAATGGCCGCCCAGTTCGACTGGATGATGGTCGGCGCCTTCTCGCCTGACCGATTTACCGGCGAGCAGCGCAAAGAGTACGAAGACGAAGCCCGCCGCATCCAACGGCAGTGGGACAACCAACCAAGCTGAGGAAACTCAAATGTTCAAGAAAGCCGAACGCAAGCAGGCCAAGCTACGGCTGGCACTTGCCGGGCCGTCTGGATCAGGCAAAACCTACTCCGCACTCCTTCTCGCACAGGGGCTGGGCGGGCGAATCGCGGTGATCGATACGGAGCATGGCAGCGCCTCGCTGTACGCCGACATCGCGGACTTCGACACGCTAGAACTGCACGCTCCCTATTCCCCAGAGCGCTACGTCGACGCTATCACCGCTGCCGAGCAGGCCGGTTACAGCGTTCTCATCATCGATAGCTATTCCCATGAGTGGACAGGCTCCGGCGGATGCCTCGAATCGAACGAGAAGCTTGCCCACCAGAAATTCAAGGGCAACACCTGGGCAGCTTGGAATGAAACAACACCGCGCCACCGGCGGCTGACCGACAAGATCCTGACCAGCTCGCTGCACATCATCTGCACCATGCGGAGCAAAACGGAAACCGTGCAAGGCGAAGGGAAGAAGATTCTCAAACTGGGCATGAAATCTGAGCAGCGCGACGGCACAGATTACGAATTCACCGTGGTGCTGGACCTGACTCATGACGGGCACACCGCCATGGCGAGCAAAGATCGAACGAAGTTATTCGAAGAGCCTGAGCTGATCACCGAAGAAACCGGCCGACGGTTGCTGGCGTGGCTGAACTCGGGCGTCAGCCCTGAGGAGCGCGCCAAGGAGTTGCTGGTGGATGCACTGGCTGATATCGCCACAGCCAAGGATATGGCCTCGCTGCAGTCGGCGTTCAACGCAGCCAAAGCCATTGCTTTAGGCTTTGACGATCTCGTTCAACAGGTAGTGGCCGCCAAAGACAAGCGCAAAAACGAACTCTCCCCACAAAGGCAATTAGCATGACCGCTTATATCTTCGACAGCGAAACAACCGGTTTGAACGATCCGCACTTGGTTGAGGCTGCATGGCTGAAACTCAGCTGCGTCAGCAGTCTAGCTATAACCGATTCGTTCTTGCATCGCTACAAGCCAGGCAAGCCGATAGAACTGAGCGCGTTGGCCACCAGCCACATCCTCGACGAGGAACTGACTGATTGCCCACCTCACACCGATTTTGCTCTGCCGGAAGACGTCGTATACCTAATCGGGCACAACGTCGACTACGACTGGCGCGTAATCGGCGAGCCAAATTTGAAGCGCATCTGCACCCAGGCCTTAAGCTCGAAGCTCTGGCCGAGCGCTGGCAGCCACACCCAGTCCGAAGTAATCGAGATAACGGGAATCGGCAGGCAGACGCTGCTCGCCATGTCGAAAGAGTTCGACTTCAAGTTCAAGCGATCCGCCCACGGCGGCCATAACAGCCCAGAGCGAAAGAAGGCCCTGGCTGAGCGAGATGCAGTGCTGGTCGAGCGGATCAAGGCTTACAAGGAGCTTGGAATAAGCAGGCGCCGGGTATGCGTAAAGCTCCACATCACCAGCGGCACACTCAAGCGGATACTCGAAAAGTACTCGATCGACTATCCCATGTCTGCTGCAGGTGGTAACCGATGCGCCGCATAGCCCGCACCCAGCAACGCAAACGCCAAACCTGGCTCGCACTGCCGGCCAGCGGAATAGAAGAGGTAGGTCATGGCTGCCGAACAGAAGGAACGCACAGCCAAGCTTGCCGAGAAACGGCAGGAACTGGGCGAGCAGGAATTACGGCACACGGTCCCGTACGGCACTCGGCAGATGCTCGACGAGTTGATGTGCTGGCATGAGATCGAAGAGGTCAGCGAGGCAGTGCAACTGATGGTGATCAACGCCAAGGCCGATGATCTGCCACCGGCGCCGCCGAAGATCAAAGGCCCGACCGACATCATCCGCCATTACTTCCGCCAGGGAATGCGCGACCGGCTGGCAACGCTCACCGCCGAACTGGGCGAGACGAAGAACAGGGCGACCATCTGGCGACTGATTGCGCACGCGCATTCATTGGGCGTCAAGAAGTCTGCGCATCTCTTCGAAATTCCGCGCCACGATTTGACTGTATCTGAAAACGTGGCGCGCAGATTACAGCAAGCAGGATTCGCCGAATCGCTTCAGATGGATGCTAAGGACGATAGCGCGAGTGGTTGAAAAATCATACTGTCGATCAATCAAGGTGATAATTTTGACAAATGAGCTTCATCGCTGCCAAGCAGTTGCTCTCCAATAAATATTTAAAACATCACCACAAGCCCTTGGTCAATAATGGGCTCAGCACATATCCTGTCATAGCAGTCGCAAGAGATATGACAACGACTGCGGAGGTCATCTTCAAGACCCTAAACGACTTCTCACCTGCTTTTACTCTTTCCCATTCCCTCTTAAGCTCCTCCTGTATTCTTACAACTAACGTCTCGATCTTGTGCAGCATTTCTTCTTTCGTGCCTCCGGTAGTTTCGTCCTGAAGCCAAGCGATCGTCTCTAATATGTCTGTATGTTCATCCACATTCAGGCGAAGTCTAATTCTTGACAAAAGGTAACTTGTTTCCGCAAAATCACGAGATATCGATAGAACATAATCTTTAATTTCGTCATTAGACTTTTTATTTACTATATCTGCTGCGCCAGCTAAAGAATGAGCCGTTCCAACAAATCTCGATATATCATCTCGAAGAGCGTCTATCCAGGCTTGGCGGAATTCTGATGTTTTTTGATCCTTCGACAAAATGGCCATTACCAGAGATACGATGCCAGCTATGAGCGCAGTCAGTATTGCACCCACAAACGGTACGATTAATTCTTCCTTCATATTATAAATCCTTAAAAACTCTATCGACTAGATATCCGTGTCGATGTCTAGGCGGCACTTAATACCCCAACCGAAACCAAATTGCCACCACCGACTACCGGAGGGCGGCGCCTGACTGGAGATAATCCATGGACGACCAGTTCTATCTGCAAGACAGCCGCAGCCACGCCTACGTCGGCGACGGGTTGTCGTTCTGGGGCTTTGGCGGCTCCGGATATGTCACCGACTTGGAAAAGGCCCAGGTGTTCACTCGTGAAGGCGCTTGCGATCACCGCGACACGGACATACCGTGGCCCAAGGCCTATGTCGATGCCCGGGCGCGCGTCGGAGTTGATTGCCAGAACGTGACATTGAGCGAGGCGCTGGACCAGCACCCTGACGCAGCAGAGTTTTACATCCAAAAGCCGCAGTGCTGGAACGGCAACAACCTGATTTGGCTTTGTGATGACGGCATGTTCAATAGCGACCTGTCAAAAGCAGTGGTAGTGCCAAGGGCGCACACCATTACCTGGATCGGAAAGCTGGGCCAGACAGGCGCCGTAGTGTGGCCTAAACCATACATCGACAAGTTTGCACGCCGTTTGGTTGAACGCGACGACGTGAACATCAAGGAGGCCTTGCGAGGCACCGGCATAAGGCTGGCGAAATCGCAAAAGCCACGAATGATGATGTTCAAATGCGATGGCTGCGGCCGGTTCATCAGCGACGCGCAGCGCTATCGGGAAGACTGCCGGAACTGCGGAGCTAGGAATACGCCATAGAACAATACCTCATTGAATCATAAGTTTCTTTTCAATTTTCTTCTCAAAATTGGAAATCAAGCTATCAATAAACATATATGCCTGCTCTGGAGTCCGGCAATTATTTTTTACGAACCAAGACCAGTGCCGATTAATCGATCCATTCATTCTCTCACCAAGCTTAGTATTAGAATCATAAGCCCCCATCCAAATAAATGAATTATTAAGAATAAAAAAACATCGATCCGTGAACTTGAAAATCTCAGCAGCCTCCGACTCAAGCTCGACACGCCAGGCAGATTGGGACTGCAGCACAAGCTCCTTTAATTGCATTTGTTGCTCCCTTGTCTCTTTAATCTCTGGTGATATCTTTTTCTCATCAAACCCCATATCGCTGGCGGTTATTTCATCATCGACTTCTACCATTTGAACTGCGAAATCCGCCCAATACCACATGTTTTGCATTCGAGTTCTATACCCATGAAGGCACGCGACAAGCCTGCGCGCGAGCTCAAGATCTGCAGCGGCATTAACTTGATGCTTCCAACTATTGATATTGGCTGCGGCGACGCATACAGCGACTACTGTCGCTAACGAGCCGAGTATCTCAAATAGATCATGCACGTTGCTCACAACGAAAAAATCGCTGCGGATCGGTACCGCTGCCCATACAGCACCGCAAGCAAAAAGTAAAAACGAACAAAGCCAAACGACCCAGTCACGACTCATAACCCACTCCCCTGTAGATCCCGGAACTATACCGGCGAGGATCCTCTATGTCCGCACAACAGAAGAAACACCCCTTCGATTTCAAAACCCAATACGGACTCGGCTTCAACCCTCAGGACGATGAGATCGTTGTCGACTTCTTCTGCGGTGGTGGCGGTGCCGGGACCGGGTTGGAAATGGGCCTGGGCCGCGCGGTGAACGTTGCGAAGAACCACAGCCCGCAAGCGATCAGCATGCACACCATGAACCACCCAGGCGCCCAGCACTTCACCACCGACGTGTTCGAGGGTGATCCGGACACCGAATGCGGCGGCAAGGCGGTGGGCTGGTTCCACATGTCGCCGGACTGCACGCACCACAGCCAGGCGGCCGGCGGCCAGCCGCGCAAGCGTGAGATCCGGAACCTTTCGTGGATCGGCTTGAAGTGGGGAGGCAAGAAGCGGCCCCGGGTGATCAGCTTGGAAAACGTGAAACAAATCCTCCAGTGGGGGCCGCTGATCGCCAAGCGCGACAAGGAGACCGGGCGCGTAGTCACTTTGGACCTGGTACCGCACCCGACCAAGCCAAAGAGCAAAATCAACCGGGTCGCAGATCTGGGCGAACAGGTGCCGGTGTCGAATCAGTTTCTGGTGCCAGACCCGAAGCGCCGGGGCACCACCTGGCGCCGGTTCGTTCAACTGCTGGAGGGTCTGGGCTACGCCGTTGAGTGGCGAGTGCTCAGGGCTTGCGACTACGGCGCGCCGACCAGCCGGGAACGCCTGTTCATGATCGCCCGGTGCGATGGTCAGCCGATCGTGTGGCCTGAGCCAACCCACGCCAAGAAC